CTTCATGGGGATGTCCTCATGTGGCTTATGAAGACATTACTAACATCGGGGTGTACTAATCAACGGGGAGCAGGTCATTAGGGCATTGGCTTTCTGGGTGTTATGAACTTGTGGGTCTATACCATTTGCAAGCAACGACAAGTATTCATCACGTAAAGCTCGTGCCTTAGCAAGTGTAAGATGAGGATAGGTTCCTAAGCTCACCTTAGTTCGCTTTTTGGTCACAGGCACTGCATATCTGAAATACCAATTTTTCTTCCCTCCCTTCGCCAGGGGAGCGATTCGCAGGAGCAAACCATCGCCGTCAAAAAGGTTAACCTCTTTCTCGGCAGGTTTGGTGCTTTTGATTTCAGTGTCAGTGAGCTTCTTAGCGATTTTTGCCATTTGGGACCCTCGATTTTTGGACCCTTCTTAGTGGGTCCTATTCAGGGTGCCATAACTCGTAGTTCTCAGCAATTCTCACTGGACGACAATAGACGTAAAAAAGCCCGCAGAGCTTGTGCTGTGCGGGCTTAGTAGACTTAATTGTACTTCAAACAACTAAAAAGTGGTGGGCTGGCGGAGTCTGAAAATATTTCTCAATATAATGTTTTTATTAGATATTTATCAATTCAACTTTCATCTGTATACCTAAGCGTATACCAATGGCGATTTGTTGCAGTGTTTCCTGTGGTAATGCAAACCTGTTTTTTGAATAGAACATATCAAGAAAAAAGTTTTTTTGCATTTAACTGTTCACACTGTTCACCTCGACAATTTACCAATAAAAATCATTAATTTAAGTGGTGATGAGTTGGTGAAGAGTGAACAGTCGACTCTTCACCTTTGTAATTTGTGCGCGCTCAGGATGCACCGTGTCATACAATGAGGGAGGGGTAAAAAGTTTTTTTGGGTTTTACTGTTCACCTCTGTTTTTTTATCAATAATTTCATAATGATAAAGGGTGAATGTACGGTGAAGGGTGAACAGTGGATTGTTCACCTTGAGGCAATGGTCAGAAAAGAAAAGACCGGCTGTTGCCGGTCTGAGGTGGGTTATGTTGCTGCGGGTTCGTCGCACTTTGGTAGCCAGTCGCCGTTGCTGTCCTCCCTGAGCGTCAGGTTAGTCTGCGTCCCCTGTTTGGTGTGTCGCTTCTCGTAATTCAGGCCGTATTCTTTCAGCATCATCGGCAGCCCCATCCCGAATGCTTTCAGACTCAGTACGTGCCTGTAACCATTGGCCTCCATATAGACCAGATAGGCATGATAGAGATAGTTACGTGGCTGGCGCGGGATAATATTGGCATTCCCCATAAACATACCGTTCGTCTGCGGCAGCGCTTCCAGATAGCCGCAAAAATCAAACGTCGGGTCAGCATCGCGCTTGATACTAAGTGCTTCATCGGAGTTCTGCTGGGACTGGAGCAGCGAGCGTGCAGTCATCGGATCGCTAAACTTCTGCATAAGCTGGCGCACAATCACGGCCAGCTCGCGGGCGATTTTGTCCTTCAACTGCGGATCGCGTTCCTCTGGGGCAATCTGTTCCGGGAAGTGAATAATCACCCGACGACGGGACACGCCGCCGCTGCGGTCGGTGAAACGCATCGGGTTATTGTTCACGGCCAGAATCACCGCCGGAATATGTGTTGAATACGGATTCTGGTATTTCGGATCAACCGAGACCGCATCACCGCCGGTGATGGCCTTAAGCCCGGCACCGTCACCGCTCCATTTTTCCTGGTCAGGCAGACGTATCAGCGAGAAACCAATCAGGGATGCTCGCTTGCGGGGGTCTTCCAGCGTGTCGATATCAGCCGACGTGGCGTTATCCTCCCCGGCGAGTAGGGTCGCGATTTCTGCGAGAATACTTTTACCGCTGCCGCCCGGCCCGGTGACTTCGAGAAAGAGCTGCCAGTCGTAGCGGTTCGCCAGCACCATAAACAGCGCGGCGAGTATCACGTCACGTTTATCAGCACGGCCACTGGCGGCACGGTTGAGCCAGCACCAGAAATTCGGTGCATTGTTTTCCAGCGTTTCGCCTTCAACCGGCGGCGTAAAATCGACATCGCAGAGGGTGCGCAGCCAGTGTGCTTTGTTGTGTGGGCTGAAAATGCCACTTTGGGTATCAAGCACCCCATTGCGAAATCCAATCAGACGCCTTGATGGTGTCATCTGCTGGGGAATTATGAGCTTTAAAGTATCGATAACGGAGGCAACTTTTCCTGATGAGAATGGAGAGCCCAGCCTGAGAAACTGAGCTGCTACATCGCGGGAAAAGGCGGTGAGCTGGGCAACTTTCCAGATACCGTTTTCATACCGGGAAAGGAGCTGACCGTTTGCGTCAACAGCCAGCGTCTCACCATAATGCTCGTATACCCGCATTGCCTTCTCACTCGCGCTCATGGCGGTAAATTCCGCCACGCTCATGGTGTCGAACGGGCTTTCAGAAGCTGGCCGGATGGCACCATAAATCGCTTTACGCGTGGCGTCCCCGCCATTGTGCATGAACGCATCATTCCAGTCACCGAACACCGGCGGGAGGGCAACAATCCCCTCACAGGCTCGTGCGGCCGCTGCGGCTTTGGTCTGGCCGTCGCCACTGAGGTCACGGTCGGCGGCGAGCACAATCTGACACGCCGGGTGCTTTTGTCGGGTAAGGCTCGCCAGAGAAAGAAGGTTCACGGACGACAGAGCGACCATGACGGTTTCTCCGGTCAGATGATGCACGGTAAGTGCTGTTGCATAGCCCTCGGCTATCCACAGGCGTTTTCCTGCCTGTTTCTGCCCTTCGATGATATGACATGCCCCTTTTACCGTGCCGCCTTTCAGGGTGCGTTTGAGACCCTCAGCATTGATAAGCTGAAGGTTAACCAGCCCTCCGGTATCGTCATACAGAGGAACAACCAAATCCCCGGAGCTAAAGGTCACACCGCCGGTTTTATGCGTGGTCGCTAGCATCACACATTCACTATCGGGGAAGCCCTTGCGGGTCAGGTAGGCATTGCCGGCGGCCGTGCGGGTTTTCTCCATGAGTTTTACGGCCATCGAGGCCGCCGCTTTGCGGTCAGCATCGTTTTCCGCCTCTGCGGCGGCAATCACCTCCGGGGCAACCGGCGGCAGGTTGCCGGTCAGGGCTCCCACTTTTCCGGCAGCCTCTGCGGCCGATACGCTGAACACCTTCTCAACCAGTTTCAGGCCATCACCCGCGCCGCACTGGTTACAGAACCACGTCCCGCGCCCCTCTTTGTCATCGAAGCGGAAGCGGTCGGAGCCGCCGCATACCGGGCAGGCCTGATGCCGGTTTTTAATCACTTTTACACCCAGCGCCGGGAGAATGCGCGGCCAGTGGCCGCACGCCTGTTTTACAGTTTCCGTTACGTTCATTTTCATCGTTATTTTCTCCCTCAGTGCAGTACAGGCGATGTGATATGGCGGGCGCAGAGTTTATCCATCATGGCGAGCCCCAGAAAGGACAGTGACGGGGCGGCCTTTAGCGGCCCGGCTTCCATCAAATCTTCCAGGAGTGCGCAGGCAATCTGACGGCCTTTCTCCTCGCCGTGCTGGCGCAGGTAGAAGCCCTCCAGCTCGGCGGCAATGGCGCTTTCCAGCGCCTCGAGGGTGAGATGGGGATAGCGGCGCTGGCGTTCGCACACAATCAGCCAGGCACAGGCCACAGCACGGCGGTAAAGGGCGGCACGGAGTACGGGCGGTAATGGCTTTTTCATACGTTGCTCTCCCCGGTCAGCCAGCGCTGATTACACTGCCCGACCACGCCATCGAGCTGGGCGGTCATGAGGTAAATCACGGAGGTGAGCTGCGACTGCTGCGCCGGGTCGCGGCGTACCGTGGAGCAGTCCTGCTCCTGCATCAGGCTGTTAACGAAGTGGCCGACGTTGCGCAGATGCTCCAGGCATTCGAGCTCCTGAATCGTGATGGTGGTGTGTTTCATGCGCACACCTCCACAACCGGCAGACGGCCAGCAAACGAGAGGACATAATCGCGGACGAGGGAAAGACGTGCGGCCTGCTCATTACCGGCGATGGTGCGGAGCATACAGATACGGGGTTTACGGTCTGCGCGACGAATAGCGGCAAACACAAAGATAAACTGAGGGTGTGACGGGGTGAGGATCGTAGCCATAAGGCAACCTCCGATGGATAGCAAAGTGTTGCTATCGCCGGAGTTTCCACGCTCGATGGCGATAGCCCAGACGGGGGTGGAAATACCGGCTCCATCGAGTACCGGCCAGCCCGAGGACTGCCCCGCCTGAGCTACCATTGACATGACGGCATAATGTACGAATACGGGCAGGAGACGGAGAGTCACACCTGCACGAATGTCCGCACACCACACCATTATCTGGCGCTCTGTGGCGTTGATTGCGACACAAAAAAAGACGCATGGCGCGTCTGGTATCGCCGATGGATTGCTCGGGTTTCCACGCCCGGCTGCCGATTTTGCGGCAACGGCAAAACTGTACCAGGAAACACACAACGGATGCAAGCCAGAAAAAGGGGCTTTTTGCTGAGCGGCCATCATCATGCGTCACAGCCCCGGTTACGTTCGGCAATGCGATCTGCCATCCATGCAGTGATTTCAGACTGTGCCCACGCCACGTTTTTACCCCCGAGCGAGATCTGCTTCGGAAATGCCTCCCGGCTGATGAGGTCGTAAATGGTGGAGCGGGACAGGCCGCACAGGTGGATCACTTCAGGCAGTCGGATAAAACGCTCCAGAACGGCATCAGAGACCGGCATCAGCGGGGCTGCTGGGGCAGAAGACGGGGAAGAAAAAGCGGTGTGCATCGGGCTACCTCATAAAGTCCATACAGTGCCGGTCGTGTCCGTCCGGCTTCAGGTAGCACTCTATTTTCAGCATAAAAATGGGTAATGCAACAAGAGGGGGTGTGGCTGAAGGCGTCTCAGTTTAGAACAATAAATGAACAGTAGGTAAATATGGGGCAATAAAGGGCAATGTAGTACATCCTCGCACATCCTGAGAAAGTAAAATCATTTATTCCAATCAACAGGCCTTTGATTAAAAGGAAATAACGTCAGGAAAAGCCAGTTTGCCATTCCCTTGTCTTATTGGAGAGGTGAACAGTGGTGAACAGACGGTGAACAGTCATACCCTCAACTGTTCACCCTTTAATTTACTGTATTCCTTATCTTTTTTCTTAAGGTGAAGAGTGGTGAACAGTTAACAGTAAAAAAACAAACGATGAGTAAGGGTTTCCTGCGACCTTTCTCTGGCAAGCCGGGTTTTTGGGTGCTGTTTGTGCCAGAACTGCCACAACTGCAATGAGTCGAGTTGTTGTGCGGGGCGCGGCAGAATCTCCTCATCTTGATATCACTGAGGAGCATGACCATGACCGACACTTCCATTCCTGATTACCTGAAACCGGCATTCAGCCGTCTCGATAAGGCGAAAGCCACCCACACCGAAAATGCCCGTAAGCTGGATGAAACCACCACCGCCATAGCCCGTACCGCTGAACAGAAAGCAGGGCTGGAACAGGAGAGCGGCAGTGACATGAGCGAATGGCGCAGTGCCTTTCGTGCCGCCGGTTCGGTGCTGACTGATGAACTCAGAAACCGCCATCTGATGCGCGTTGCCTCCCGCGAGCTGGCGCAGGAGTGTGACGCACTGGCAGAGGTACTCGCCTTTGAACGTGACAGGCTGGACGGAGCCTGTGGCGTCTCAGCCAGAGCTTACCGTCAGGCACACGGGCGCATCCTGAAAGAATATTCGTCACACGAGCTCGACAGCGCGCTTCGTGAGAGCAGCGGGGCACTTGTCCGTGCGATGAAGCTGAAAATGCTGGCGCACAGTGGCGCACTTGAGAGTGAGGCTGCGGCGGCGATTGGTTATGTGGAGCCGGAAAAAGCCATCATGAACGAGGTGGCCGCATGGCTGAAAGATGCCATTCAGGCATGTCACATCCGTCTGAACGATGAACCCGTTCTTTACCGCACCGGTCTGTCGGCTGAGACACTCCCGCACATGAATACGACCCGGGCATCCACCCCGACTGCCCGCTATAAATTCCACCAGGAAATGCGCGAGCGAGAGGAAGACCTGAAAGCGCGGGGACTGTTGTCATGATGCGCTGTCCGTTCTGCCAGAATGCCGCCCACGTGCGGACCAGCCGTTATCTGTCAGATACGGTGAAACAGAGCTATCACCAGTGCGTGAATGTCTTCTGTTCGGCTTCCTTCCGCACGCTGGAATCCCTCGACAAAGTGATAAGCCCGCCCGCGGAGAAAGAGCAGGAGACACCGGCTCAGGTAAATCCCGCAGCCGCCCCCCGGATTGCAGACCGCGCGCGCTCGTCCGTGCGCCACTGAGGAAAACAGGATGAATGAGATAACACTGACGCAGGCCTTTAATACCTGCCAGAAAAATAAAAGCACCTGGCTTACCCGTAAAAATGAACTGGCGGAAGCTGAGCGGGAATATCAGGAAGTATTTGCGACCGGGAATGACAGCGGTGCCCGGTCACTGCAAATGCTGCGCGACATTATTGATGTGAAGAAATGGGGGCTTTGTTGAATAAATCGAACTTTTGCTGAGTTGAAGGATCAGATCACGCATCTTCCCGACAACGCAGACCGTTCC